CCTGTCTTCATCTCATGGCCTCTTGCCACGGATATGTATCCTCAAGCTGATTGGCTTAGACAGCATCCTGTGCCAGCAGGATTCTATGAGCGGAGACTTGAGGCGACTAGGACTCACATCACACGCTGTGAGTCTTATGTTCGCAATACTAGCTATTTGTCAAAGGTAATGGGATCGGATTATCGAGTTCCACTGGAACAACAATGGCATTGGGAGTTCGAATACCGTCAGGCCAAAGACAGGCACTCTCTTCAGCAGTTTGCTGCTAGGTATCCAGCCGACGACTTTGAAGCACTGACTGGCGTCCATGATAGTGTCTTTGATCAAGAAACAATTATGGAGATTGAAGACGACATTTACATAGTAACGGGGGATGGCGCAAGGAAAAGAAGAAACATATTTGATGCCTATGCGATTGTAGGACACTCGATAGGAGAAGAGTTCTATCCTCACGAGAGCCAGATTGACAAGTACAGAGACAGAATACCGATCACATGGAAGTCGAATAGGGGTGAGCGGTATGATTGGGAACTGGTTCCTTTGCTTCCAATTGATGAAGAGAGCGAGATCAACACGCTCGACATTCTGCTGGTTTACGAGCCGCCACAGGCAGGAGTAAATTATAGTTGCGGAGTGGATACGGCGCATGGATTAGGCAAAGAAGAAGAGGAACGATTCTGCGCGTCCATGACGAAGGTTGCGACGGGGTTAGGAATGGACACCCAATCTTGCGAGCTGACATCTAATCGTTTTTCGCCCGCTCAGAGTGTTCCTTTCCTAGCGGCTATGGCAGCATGGTACGGCAAGAGAGCTAGAGATGCAAGAGGCGTGAAGTTTTCGATTGAGCAGGTTGAAGGACCGGGTGATACTTGCCAGAACCAGTTGAAGATTATGGGTTTTAATTGGCACCACATTCCTGGGCGACTTGACGGAAGGAAGATCAAGGATGAAAACAAGCATAGGGAAGGCTGGTACTCCAACAGGACTAGCGTTCCGATTCTGATGGACAGGTTTGTGGAAGCGGTAAACGGTGGATGGTATTTGCCAAGATCGAAGTGGCTGATTGAGGAATTGAAAACTCTGGAACGTCATGTGGTTTCCGGTGGGCGCGACAAGATGGAACACGCCAAGAACAAGTATGACGACAGAGTGAGAGCGGCGGCGCAGAGCTATTTGAATTCACACACCTACGATGATTTGTCAGCAAGAGCGCAGAGACGTTACGCAACTCCGAGCAAGAAAAAGAATAATCCGAACGAAGGACGGTGCATGATTAATTCCATGTCCGTTGGAGGCGATGATTGAGCACACTAGCAGAAAGAATTTCCATAGAGAAAGCAGAGCTTGAATACCTCAAGCGACAGCTTAAGCAAGAGAAGATCGCCGCCAGGATTCAGAATAAATGGGTTAACGCGGAGAAGCGTCTTCCTGAAGCCGAAGCGGTCAGAGTCATTGCGTGGGCCAATGAGCAGATGGAGCCGTGCTGGTACGCTGAAGGCCAATGGTACGTCTATAACGGTACGTTTTTCCTAACGGAGAAGGACAGGCTTGAGGGTGTAACCCACTGGATGCCGAAGGACTTTCTTTACACGAAGGACTGGCCACTCTACGGACCAGGAATTAAGAACTGGATTCGGTATTTCTGGCAGAGGTTTACCCAAGGCGCGTCGGATATGGCGCAAGACATGAGGCCGAAAGGATGGTCTAGCAAAGCACAGCTTGACAGAAAGATTGTCTATTATCAGAATTCCTGTACTGGAGAGATTCGCATGGGTGCTCCTGAGAGTTTTCCGGTGACGCAAGGATTTCAAAAAGTCGTTTGTACATCGGCGCACGAGGCAGAGATTTGGTCGGATAAGCTGCGGAAATACAATCACGGAAAGGAAGCCAAAATAGACGATCAGCGAGAGCAAATTGAAGGAGAAGCGGCTAAGGCAATCAGGAGCGAGATCCACCATCGGATGGCGAACAGCACTTCAAAATACGGGCGAGTTTACATGGAAAGGTTCTTGGAGCGGATGGATAAAGCAGAAGGCCGAAGGAAGATGACACGCGAAGAATATCTACATAGTGAGGGCCATGAAAGCCGCCGCTAAGCTAGAAATATATTTCTGAAAGTGCGCCAAAACAGGCGTACAATAATGCAAACGGGAGAGGAAAATGATCCAGATAAAGAAGAGTCCTACAGCAGATACCCGGACTTGTGATTTTGCAAACGTGAGCAAGGAAACTTTGCTTGCTAGCAGCCACCAGCATATCAGGGATGTCGATAGTGCTCTTGAGTATTTTGCCAAAGAACTTTGCATGGCGGCAATAAGGCACGACTTCGATAAGATCACAGACCTAGACGGCTTCCACCGCGATTTCCTGACGGGATTCAAGCAGACAGAATGGTGGGACAAGCACCGCAAGATCAACAGGCATCACCTGATAAACTCCGATGGAGTTCCTGACGATGTGAACCTGATTGACGTGCTGGAGATGATTGCAGATTGCGTTCTGGCTGGTATGGCTCGGTCAGGATCGGTCTACCCACTGAATCTTCCTACTGAGGTTTTGGTGAAAGCATTCGAGAACACGGTGCAATTACTCAAAGAGAATGTTAAAGTCGTTGATTGATGCCAATGCTTCAAACGGGAGAGGAAAAATGGCAAACCTAAGAACAGACGCTTTTGTGACAAATAAGGAAGAAGCGAAAGCCGCTCTTCGTGAAGGAATGGGAGTAATGGGAGACCGTCAGATTGGGAAGACGGAAGCCCTAATGGAAGTAATCCACGAAGACTATAAAGGCAATGTAGTAGTGATTACGATAAACCAACGAATGGGCCATTTATTCAAAACAAGATACCATCAGAAATTTCCTGACGACACAATTCCTAAAATTGATTGCTCAAAAGAAGCTGGGAGAGGGCATACTCTCCCTATGTTTGCTGATTGTTTTAAGTTTTTGCGCGAGGACTTCAAAGCGGAACTGGAAGAAAGATTGAAAGCGTATATTTATTAACGGGAGAGGGAAAATGATCAAACATGGGAATGAGCGCGGTCCTTACGGCAAGCGGAAGCCGTGGACGGATGAGGACATCAAGCGGCTGAAGGAACTGGCTTCTCAGCAGATGACCAACCGAGAGATTGCGATAGCTTTGGAGCGCGGAGAGCGTTCAGTGACGGAGGCGCGATTAAGGCTTGGCATTAGGTTGGACAATACTACCGGCAAAGGAACGGGACGGCAAGTGGGAAGAAAGCGTGGAATAAAAGCCAGAAAGAAAGTCGAGAGTGAGGAGTTTGTTGAGAAGCTGTTGAGATTGGCGGCGAAGTGATGCACCATGATTTTCTGTGGGGCTTTATAGGCGGAATTTTTTGGGTTAGCACAATCTGGGCATGGCGGTCGAGGCAGACGCGCAGAGGACTCGCTAGGAAACTGAGAGATGAAGAACAGAAGGGGAAGCGATGAAGAAGTTTATCAGAATTGAGACTGATGGTAAGACTTTCAAAGTTGATATGACGCCTGATCTTTCGTATGGGGATATATTTGGAATCCTCCGCCAAGCGATAATGAACGTGGAAGAGGATTACAAAGAAAGCCTCAAGCCATGGCTTGCCGAAGGGGAAAAGTTTCGGCAAGAGGCAAAGATAAACCGCGAGCAGAATGATGGCCCAGAACTCAACGACTCGTCCACATTGCCGGAGAGGGCAGGAACAGAAGGGTAAGCGATGCGAAGGTTAAGACCGGGAGTACGGCGGGAATTACGCAAGCAGCAAAAGAGGCAGCGCCGTTTGGAGAACTGGAAGGGAAAGCTGAGCAGTTCAAGCGTGTTGCCGGGGGTATGTGCATGAGCGATGAAAGCTGGATGGACTGGTCGTACCGGCAACCGCCGCGAGGAATTCTGATTCAGGTCTGGCGGGAGGCGTGGGAAACACCTACAGTGACGACACGAGAGAATATTCCTCTTGAAACCAATATCATTGGACTCAAATGGCGTCTCACGGGGATAGGCAGGGAGAAACTGGAGTCTTACCCTCCAGAGGTTCGAGCGCAGATTGAGGCCGTAGGACCATATTCCTTTTGGAATGAGATGTTTTCAGCAGGATTGAGTGCGCAGTTCTATTGTTCGGGAATGGGGTTAGGTCTATGAGCACAGGATTTGAGAAGCGGTATGCGGGGCTGACGCGGGAAGAGTGTCAGCAAGAGGCAAGAGACCAGATGCTTGACGCATGGGCTACCGGGAAATGGGATGATCTACCTGAGCGGCTTATGGAGTTGCGCAAGGTGATGGCGTATGCCCCGGTGCCGAAAGTGGAATGTTGGGGGGCAGACAACCCGAAGGATGGTCCAGTGAAAGAGTATATCTGGAAGAATCCAGACGATTTAGCCAACGGATTGAGCGGAGTCCCGATAAACAAGGAGCCATTTGTCCCTAAATCTAGAATAGTGGAGCACACGTTTGAGGAATTCATGGGGAAGGAAAAGAACAGGGAGTTAAACCCATTGACGCCATCGGGGGATGAACTCGTACACGGCGACGATCCTATCCTTGAAGCCTTTGAGCGCGGCCAGAAAGCGAGGAAGTGATGAGTCTTTTATCAAGAGCGTTGAATTCAGTTTCGATTGACCGTCAACACGAAAGAATCGGCAAGTGGCTGGACGGCGAACAGGCGGGGTGTGAATTTGCTGCTTTCGCGGCAGACCGTGTTGATGACCTCACCACGATAGGTTTGGAAAATAGAGATTGTATCCGTGAAATTCAGCGTATGTTGGTTTCTGATATGGTGGCTCACGGGAATCATGGGAATGTTTGTGAGAGCGATCCCCTTATTAGCGAGTTCTTCGCACAGAGGAACAATAGCGTGGTTCCTGAGTGCAAAACTTCACCTGACAAGAAAGCGAGGAAGTGATGGCCGAAAAGAAGTATGTCGCCCCGGATGAGATGAAGATTGCCGCACAGGAAGCATGGTTCAATAATCCTATAAAGTTAGGGGCTGTTTCCGCTTTGATAGCGGGGGTCGAAGCGGCTTTGCGCTGGCAAGCTGAGAACCCTCAGGTGCCAACCGGTGACCAGATTGAAGAACTCATAAGCGAGTATTACCGAGAAACAAATTCGGTGTCATTCGTTCGGTCGATTGTAGTAGAGTGGCAGCGCCAGATGTACATTGCCCCTGAAGCGCTTGATGGAATGTTTCGTTGCGATTTTGATGAGGATAACAATCAAGTCGTAACGAGGAACGGAAAAATTCTTTTCTATGTATGCGGAAAAGATTGTGCAAAACAAGCAGCGAGTGGTCTAAATGACGAGTTTAATCCGGGATGGAAAAACAAACATAAACTTCCAGAAGTGCCAGAGGAAATCAAGGACTTGATGGCTCATCCGTCTGCTGAAATCGAGAAAGAAACGACACGAAACATTGCTATTTGTCAGTGCGAAAGGCACAACAGAGATGTAATCGAAGCCTATCGTCGTGGCCAGAAAGCAGGAAGGCTATGAAAATTGCCATTGTATTTCTGTTTGCGGCTGTGGCGGCAGCGACAACTTGCCAGAAGGGTGAGTATCAGACCCAAGACGGGCGGTGTTTTGGTGCCCTTGTCACACTGCCAATTGGTTCTGGTTGGCAGCCCGGCATACCTACGGATACCATCACAGCCGTGCCTATGACGCCGCCGCCACCTTGCGGCTGGTATGGCGGCGCGGTTTATAAGGACGGCGTGTGTGAGATCACGATGACCTTCCACGCCGGACCCGAAAGTGCCGTCTGCCGCTGGACGGCCAAGCAGACGAAGCTGTTATGCTCTTGGAAGCCAACCAATCAGAATCCAAAGGAGAAAAAATGAAGGGAATCACTATTGCCATTCTTGCGGGAGGAATTATGTTCCCGTTCCTGATTGCCGCCCAAACACTTAACGCCCCTGTTCCTTCTGATGCGCTCAAGGCTAATTTCTTCAAAGCGCAAAGCGAAATGATTCAGGCTGGCGATGCCGCGAAACAGGCCAATCAGGAAGCTCAACAGACTCAAGTGAAATTTCAGGGAGTGGTCAAAGAACTTACGGATTTCTGCGGAAAGAATTTTCAACCTCAGCTTGATCCAAAAACCAAAGATCCTGTGTGCTTGGCGAAACCTGATGCGGCAAAGGAAGTAAAGAAATAGGGAAAAGCCGTAATGTGGCAGGAATATGGCGGCTTTCGGGTCGCTATTCCCTTTTTCTCTAGACACTTGACGAGATTTGTTTTATGATGCACGTTAGTTGCATCTGAGGATGCACCGCGCACCGGGAGGATCGTGAGTATGTGTGTATCTTGACCCAAATACTGAAACGGTAATGTGGCAGGTGCCTCCCTTTGAATCATCACCAAGCAAAAAAATCGGCTGGGTTGAGGAGCAAATTCAAGAGGCTGAGGGTTGGTTAAGCGGCCAAGACAGCTACAAGAATCTTGCCTCTAACTTACGTGTTTTCAATGGTTTATTTAAAGACAAGTCGAAGTCTAATTTAATCACAAATGAATTAAGGTACGCCGTAACTAAATTTTGCAATACTTTGTCTGAAGTTCGAGAAATTGCTGCGTATGGCTCCGACCTGCCTAATTATAAAAAAATGGCAGAGATGCTGACCAAAGTAAGCAAATGCGTTTATTTAGAATCCGATTTTCCTTACCAAATCTTAAAAGTTCTGCAATATGCGACCGTAATGGGAATTGGATTCTTATGGCCAAAAGTCCGTGCAACTCAGTATGGTTTTGGCCCAAGAGAAATGAGTTTTGACGCACTAGGACTTTTAGATGTGATGCCGACTCAAGTACCTTCAAGGACGAACGATATTCAGGATTGTTATGCTTGCACAATTTACGATTATATGCCGATTGCGGAGGCGCATGGGAGATTCCCATTATTTCAAGGTCAACTTCAAACCGTTGGCATGAATAATTACAAATCTCTGATTCAGGCAAAGCGTCAGGACTTTGCGGCAACGTGGAGATACGGAGACTTGCAGGATGCAGGAAAGTCTTTTGGCAACCTCTACACGGAAATCCGCTATACCTTTATTCGGGATTTGAGGATCAACACAACTGGTTATGAACTTCCTATGGGCGATCCAGGAACGACGTGGTTCTACCGCGTTCCTTATTTGGGCAAGGACATATTTGGTGGATTCAGAAACGGACAGCCTTATATGCGTCCAGCGATGGTGGAGGATTGCAGGGTATATCCAAACCTTCGCCTCATCATTTCATCGAACGGGCTGAGCAGACCGATGTATGACGGTCCTGCCTTCGATTGGGACCCTGAAATTCCGATCATTCAATACACGGTAGATGACGTTCCTTGGGAACCGTCAGGAAGGTCACTGGTAGGGGCTGTAGCGTCCATCGAGACAACGATTCGCAAGCATGAGAGGAAGATCGATCAGGTTATTACGGCACGGCTCAATCCTCCTATGGGCTATGACCTCGATACCAACGGCGGTCCAAAGATTGAACACTTCGACATATTTGAAGAGGATGTGCGCTTAGGATTAGCAGGTGGAGAACCGAAGAAGAGTTTCCAATCATTATTGCCTGAAGAAGTGATGGTTGGAGGCGAGAACTGGACATTCCTGAAGTACCTGAAAGAGTCTCTCCTCGCACAGCTAGGATTAAATGACGTTGGAAATTTAGCGAACATAAAAATGAATATCGCTAACGATACAGCCGACAAGATGCTGGAGTCCATCGGTCCTATTGCCAAAGGAATTGCCATGCGCATTGAGAAGGCCAACAAGCGCGTAGGCGAGAGGATGAAGTATCTGATTCCACAATGGTTTGATGCGGCGAGGCTGATCGAATACGTAGGTCCAGACAATATTGCCAAGGAGATGTTTGACTACAATCCTGACGACATGGTTCCTAGCCATTTGCCGGATGAAATGAATAAAGGGTTGTACCCCACATCGCCATCGATGTACGACCGTTTGACGAGAGCAAAATTCTTTGTAGGGAAATTAAGACTTGTTTCCGTGCCGAGTACGCTGCTCAGGATTACGGCCATGCAGCAGCAAATGTTATATCTACAGCTTAAACGCGGTGGAGCACCTCTGTCGTGGCTCACTGTTTTTGAGCGTTTGGATATTCCTAACGCGCAAGGAGAAATCGATAAGAGCTTCAAGGAAGAAATAGAACTGGAGAAGAGAAAGATTTTCGCCAAGATTGAATTAATGAAGGAATTGAAGGATATGGGCATTGATCCGTCAATTTTGGAAAACGAACAGCAGCAAGGGGGCGGTAAGGGGGCTGGTGGACAACACGCTGGTGGAAGACCCCCAAGCGCACAAAAAGCGCCAAAACTTGCCCAAAAGGGTAAGGCTGGTGGCGCTCCCAGGACCATCGTGAAAGAATCGTAACTGGAAGAAAATAAACTGGTTAGGAGACAGAATGGCAATCGAAATTAAGGTACAGCGGGATTTTCTTAGGACAGAAGCAAGCATTACTCTCCCAGCGAACGTCTCAGACGTTGACGAAATCATGCGGGCGACCAAGACGAACGGTAAAATGGTGGTTTTGTATAATCAAGGATACGTCCAGGGGATCAATATCGAGCAAAATACCAAGGTGCCAGAGGGAAAGAGTGAAGAAATTCGTCAGATATTGAACGTAGAGACCAAGGAGATTTAAAAAGAAAAATTCTGCGGTTAAATAAATTGCAGAAAAGACTTGACAAATCGTTTGATTATTTGTATGTTTAGAAAGAATTAGAGCACGCGCCATCACCTTTGCGGCGATATAAGCGGCGACTCCTAGCTGGAAACGGCTGGTAGAGTTGCCGTTTCTTTTTGGTTAACATAAACCACGCAAAGGAGAATCACCATGAAGCATCGTGTCGCAAAAGCTGCCCATGTAAAGAAAGTTGCCTCGAAGAAAGCTCGCGGCGTCAAGGCTCGTGCAAAGCGTACCGCTCACAAGCTGGCCATCAAGTAGTCATTAACCCCTGAACGGAGGAACAATGGCTACACCATCGATGCCAGGAATGTCAGATCAAAGCGCCGGTTCCCCACCGCAAGGTCCAGGAGCTGGCGCTCCTCCGTCT